CGTGTTGGGAGCAGATGCGCTTCGGTCTGCGGTCGGGAGTTCGTCCCCACTGGATCGCGTCGTCCACGCCGAAGCCGCGACCGCTGATCAAGAAGCTCGCCAAGGAGACTCCGCACGACGTTGTGGTGACCAAGGCGTCGACCGACCACAACCCGCACCTCGAGGCGTCCATTCGCTCGGCCCTGTACGAGGAGTACGGCGGGCAGCAGATCGGTCGCCAGGAACTGCACGCGGAGGTGCTTGAGGAAGACGCCGCCGCTCTCTGGACACGCGACGTGTTGGAGCGAACGCGGGTCGCCGTCAGAGGTAAGCCCGACCTGCCGGAGACGTTCTCGCGCCTGACCGTCGGAGTTGACCCCTCGGGTGGCGCGGGTGAGCAGGGCATCGTGGTCGTGGGACGTGCCTCCATTCAGACGACCGACGAGCGTGGTCGACCGGCGCGTCACTCCGAGGGCTTCGTGCTCGCTGATAAGACGGTCTGTCTCGACCCACACGGCTGGTCGCGCGCCGCGATTCGCGCCGCCATCGAGTGGGAGGCCGATGACGTCGTCGTTGAGCGCAACTACGGCGGCGCCATGGCCATGTCAACACTGCTTGACGCGTGTGACGACCTCGGCGTCGCGCTGCCGGTGCGCGAGGTGACGGCGTCGCGTGGTAAGCGCGTGCGCGCCGAGCCGGTGTCAGCGATGACCAATCGCGATCGTTGGCACCTCGCTGGGTACTTCCCAGAACTCGAGGATCAGATGCGCACCTGGACGGTGGACGCCGACTACTCGCCGGACCGACTCGACGCCATGGTCTGGCCGGCGTGGCACATGGGTCTGGTCAGCGTTCGATCTCGTGGTATTGGTCGGCTGCCGCTGGCGGAGTTTGCCGAGACGCAGATCGGTTAGCGAACACGTCAGGGGTGTCGTGTTCGGCACAGAAGAAGCGTGTCCAGGATCCCGAGCCCACGTGCGTCACACCGGCGCCGCAGACGTAGCACAGTAGGAACGACGCCTCCTCAGCCGCCTCAATCCAACTTGTTACCGCACGCACGTGTTGTTCAGACGCGTTTGGATCATTTGTTGCGTAGATCCGCAGACCACCGTACTTCTCTTTCACTTGACTGATCGTGACGTCGTACTCGAGTTCACCGAGTACGTGCACGAGTCCGTCAAGTAGTCCTCGCCAACCGGTGGCGTCGTTACGCATCAAGTCGATCTGGTGTGTGTTGCCGATTAGCGCCACTGTGATTCCTTAGGGCAAGGCCGCATCGTGGCGGCAGTCCGGTGACCGAGTTAGGCGGTGGCACGTCACAGGGTGCATCGGTGATCGGTGCGCGCTGCGTGGTAGGTGAGATCAACGCCGCCAGCAAAATGCTCAGAACGGCCGCGCGAACGACCGCCGTGAGAACGTCGTACACGTCAATCGTCATACGTCCCACGCGTGTGCGTCGGCGCTGACGATCGTTGTTGATGCACGACGCGCCGAGGCCACGCGCAGGCGAATTGTCATCGAAACGTTCTTCCACGTCTTTCGAGCAGGGACGCCCTTGATCGGCGGGTGTGGATTCAACATGAGCTGATCAAATCGCGTGAGCTGCCGAGTAAGTCGTCCCTGATATTTCTTACTTCTGATGTGCTTCACAACTGCTCCCACGTAGGGTACGAACATATTGGTCGCATCAACAAGTGTGACGAGGCTTGACCTGACCCGTGATCAAGCCTCGTCACGTTCCCCCGCTGCGCTACCTCAGTTCCGGTAGCGCGTCGACCACTTCGAGGTTGAACGTCATGCGCGGAGTTTCCAACATCGAGAAGTCACGACCTCGGAATTCAGGATAACGCGGACTGAACGCCTCCTTGATCACCGGAGTGACGTCCTTACGGCGTCGCGTCAGCGGGGTCGGCTCCAACTGATAGCCGTACAGTGCGGTCACGGCCACGATGAGTGGCTGACGAATCACCGGCGTACTGTTGAGATCCCTGATCATGGTGTTCGGAACACCGCACCAGCCCTGCTCAGAACGCAACTCTTGCGCCTGCTCGGCCGCACGCCTCGTGAAGGCCTCGGCCGACGGTGCAAGCATCTGCACCTCGGTGTAGCGCTTACCGATGAGACGCTCACGAATGGTGCCGTCGAGGACGGTCAGCGTCTTAGGCGTCCGCTCGATGACGACACCACGTCTGTGCGCGCCCTTGTCGGTCACGTACGCCACAATGGCGCCGACCGGAACGTCGTCCACGGACATGATCTTGTCATCACCGCGAAGATCGGTGACGACGATCTGCTCCCTCTTCATACGTACCTTCCGTCTTCCTTCAATTCACGATGCCGGTTGGTTGATGTCAGTGTGAACTAGCTTGCGTTCTCGTTGGCGGGAAACTCGTCCACGAGCTCGAACTCAGTCGACACGATCGCCTTGGTGCCGAGGTTGGGATCGTCGTCGTGTGTGATCTGCGTGAAGTAGCCGTTACCGAACTCGCCGTGTCCGATGTAGTACGACGCCCGCAGCGCGGTCATCATCTCTTCGTCGGTTCCGTACTCGTTGCGCGGTCGCACCAGGTAATGCCCAACCGTTGTGACCTTAACGCGAATCAGGTCACTCTTATGACGTCCCTCCTTGAGGAGGTTGTCGAGCGTGTTGGTGACCGCGCGCTGGTTGTAGCCGTAGCTCTGTACCAGTCGATTCGCCTCCTTCGTGAGGCGCTCTGCGTAGTCCTCGGGTGAGGTCGCGATGACGACGAGAGTGGGCCCGGGGTTCACCTCCAAGGTCTCGACGCCGTCCAGCACGAGCACCTGCGTGTCGGTGTGACCCACGACGATCGCACGTCGCTTCTCAGCGGTGCGAAGAACCATCGCGCCGAGTGGGTAGTTGGCCTTGATCTCTTGCGCCTTCGCATCAGGTTTCCGGGTGTCCACGACGGTGAGGTTGGTCGTAGTCATTTGTCTCCTTGGTAGTTGCGTTGTCAACGTCTACGCCACTAACGGTAACAAATGATCACTTGTTGGTTGTACGCTAGGCTGATCAGGTGACGGATCGCGACGAGCTGGGTACGCAGCGCGACGTCACATCACGACGCAATCCGTTTGAACTGTGGATCGTCTTAGCGTGTATCCTAACTGGAACGGTAGCGTTGCTTCCTCTTGATACGGAGCGCAGTGGCGTCATTGATCGATACCTACCGGTTCTGGCGATACCGTGGTACGTGGGATTGCTCGTCGCGGGCGGGCTCGCGCTGATCGGAACGAGTTGGCGGGTGCGCACAGTGAGTGGCATTCTGCGAGCGCTCGCGTGGGAACGTGTCGGGTTGATTCTTTTATCTGGTCTCATGCTGGGCTATGGTGGCGCCGTGATTGTGACAACTCCTCAGGCGCCGGCCGCGTTGCTTATGATCGGACTGGGCGTGGCATCGGCCGCTCGTGTCCGACAGATTACGCATGAGGTTCATCTCATCGCGGTCGCGTTTAGCAGCACATGTCGCAATGAAGATGAGGACTCCGTAGACTAGGCTACTGCCTGTTGTTCGCTCTCAATGTTTACTGTTGAGGAGGTGCTGCGTGAACGCGTCTGACGTCGCATCGTGGTTACTCGCCGCCGGTGGCGTTGCCGGCGTCACCGGCGGTGTTGTGGCCGCTGTTCAGTCACGCGCCACGCGACGCAAGCTCAATGCCGAGTCGGATAAGCTAGGAGCGGACACCGAACATCTCTTGACGCAGCGCGCCAACACGGTGAACGCCATGGCACTTGGTCTTCTTGAACCGATGGAAAATCGCATTCGTGATCTCACCACCGAGGTCGATCGACTTCGCCAGCAGGTGAACGCCTTAACTGATCGCCTCATATTCGCTCAGCGCCTACTGGATGAGCACGGAATATCACTACCACGATGGCCTGATCTCAGCGCGTAGTATCATGTGAAGGATCGTACTTGAGGAGGGTCATCGTGCTTACGGGATCATTCTGGATTGGACTTATTGACCGTGCCGTGAAGTCGTTTGCGCAGGCGTTGCTGCTGCTCTGGGCAGCGGACGGCGCGTTCAACGTTCTTGAGGTGGACGTCAAATGCGCACTAGGAATCGCGCTCGGTGCGTTCATTCTCTCGGTGTTGACGTCGTTGGTGTCCGCACCGGTCGGCGACCAGGGAACAACCTCGTTCCTGCCGGGTGGCAACTGACGTGACGTTCGGTTGGGTGCTTCTTCTGGTGACGTTGGCGTCGTATCGGCTCACGCGCCTGGTGGTTGATGACACGTTCCCGCCGGTGCAGTGGGTACGTGACCGTGTCGTCGGCGACGATCCAGCCGTTCCCCGTTGGCGTGGAGTGCCCACGTGGGTCGGTGATCTGGTGTCGTGTTCGTGGTGCGCGTCCGTGTGGGTGTCCGCTGGCGTGACGGCGTTAACGTGGGTTTGGATCGGTCTACCAGTACCCTTACTGGTGTGGGCCGGCGCGGCGACGGGTGCGGCGTGGCTCTCACACCTGGAGGAGTACTTTCAGCGGTAGGAGCCGATATGGCGTGGCGAATCGGACCGCGCTGGGCGCGTGCTAATCAGGAGCGTGTTCGAACGTCACTCGGTGATAATCACGTGACGCGTTCATCCGCTGTCACGGCGGCCGCCTTCGTCAGCAACGTGTCCAGTTTGGTTGCGTCACGGACGCAGCTCGTCACCACGCCGTCATCGTGGCAGCGTGAACTGTGGGACTACTACGAGTCGTGCGGCGAGTACGGACTCGCCGTGAACTGGCGCTCGAACATGATCTCTCGCGTTCGCCTGCGCGCCGCTGAGATCCAGACCGGTCTAGACGAGCCTGCCATCGTTGACACCGGACCGGCGGCCGATCTCATCAACGAGCTGTTCGGCGACATCGGCGCGCAGGCCGATGCCATGGCGACGCTGTCGACCTACCTCGACATTCCTGGTGAAGGTTTCATCGTTGGTGAACGACGAGGACCGCGCGCGCAGACCTGGCGAACCTACTCGTCCGAGGAGATTCGGTCGCGTGGACGCGTGGGATACGAGGTCATTGATGAGACGTCACTTCCTGGAAAGATTAAGTGGCGTGATTTGAGTCCCGACTCGTTGATCGTGCGTATCTGGCGTCCACATCGACGACTGCGTCACGAACCGTACTCGCCAGGTAAGGCCGCGCGTGGCGCGATTCGCGAGCTGGAACTAGTCAATCGTCACATTCAGGCGCAGTACCTGTCGCGGCTCGCGTCGGCGGGTATGATCGTGTTGCCGGATGAGTTGACGTTTCCGACGCGGTCAGAGTTTGACGACGCGCCGGATCCGTTCGTCGCCGAGTGGATCGCGACGGCGCGACAGGCGATCGAGACTCCGGGGACGGCGGCCGCTGTCGTACCTATTCCGATGCGCGTACCGGCCGAGTACGTCGACAAGGTTCAGCACATCGACTTCACGCTTAAGATCGACGATAAGATCATCGAAAAGCGTGAGTCGGCGCGACGACGGCTAGCCGGCATCATCAACGTTCCGACCGAGCTGCTGTTCGACGCCGGCAGCATCAACCACTGGGGGCTGTGGCAGCTCGAAGAGTCCGGTGTAAAGACGTATATCACACCGGACGTCGAACTGATCGTGAGTGCACTGACGCTCGGCTATCTACGTCCGCGACTCGCGAGCATGGGTCAGGACCCGGCCAAGCACGTGGTCTGGTACGACGCGTCTGAGATCGTGTCGCGGCCCGACGCGTCGGAAAACATCATCAAGGCGTACGACCGCATTGAGGTCACCGGTAAGACGTTGCGGCGCGCCATCGGCCTCAGCGAGGACGACAAGCCGACGCGCGCCGAGGTTGAGGAGCTGGCGCTGAAGAAGCTCGCGATCAACCCACAGGCCGGTTTCCTCGCACTTCACGAGCTGACTGGGCTCAGCGTTCCCGTGCCGGTTGATCCGCAGCACGATTCCAATGAACCTGATCCGAACAGCAATGACGGTGAGGACGAGAACGCTGACCAGTCCACGGAGGGCGGTCCGCCGAACACGGATAATCAGCAGCCACGACGACCGCGCAGCGCCGCGACGTCCGAGCGCACCGCGTTCGCGATACTTCAGGCGAGCTCACAGCACGTGATCGAGTTCACGAGCGAGGGTCACGTACTGCGGCACCCGTTGCTGTGCGCGCCACACCTAGCGTCGTGCCCGTTCGCGCACGCGACGTACGGCGGAGTTTCGATCCGTCCGGGTAAGACAGGCAACTACGAGTGCAACCTCACGACGGATGGCGCGTTGACGATCGGGCGGTACATCCACCCGAGTGATGACTCACTGATCAGCGATCCGATGAAGATAACGAATGGTCGTCGGGTGCTGCTGCGCAGTGCTCCATCGAATCGAGATGAATGAACTTCGAGGTCAGCCTGCTAGTTTACATCTGGGATGAGGAGGTGGCGCGTCGTGCCGTGGCATAAGGTAAAGGGACACGCCGAGTGCACTGACGGCAAGCCCTGGGCCGTCGTGAAGGACGCTACCGGTGAGGTCGCGGGCTGTCACGCGTCCGAGTCCGACGCCGATAGTCAACTCGCCGCTCTCTACGCGAACGAGTCCGCGGATGCCGACATCGAGACGCTGGCGCGGCGACCTCCACCGAATGCTAAGTCTAATGACGACGATGAGGACCTTAATGAGTCGGGTGTCGATGACGACACCGACGAGGACGACTCGCGTAAGAAAAAGAAGATGAATCAGAGCTACGCGGTTAACATCGCGACCGATCCGGACGCCGACGGCATGCACCGTATGCCGGACGGTTCACTCTGGACCGACGCTGAGTTTCAGCGCGAGTCGCGCTGGGACGGCGTCTTGGTCGTGGAGGGCACGACCACGGGCGACGGTCGTGAGTTTTCGCCGAACGCGCTGTCGTGGGTCGAGGGTGCGCTGCTGCGGTGGCAGAAGGAGGGAAGCCACGGTGGTACGCACGACGTCACCGTCAGCGTGGGGCGCATTGACGGAACGTGGCGTGACAACGCCGAGGTACGCGGCTTCGGTGTTCTAGACCTGAAGAGCGTTGATGGCTTCGAGGTCTATCGGCGCATGAAGGGTAACTTCGCCGGTGGCATCTCCATCGATGCCGATGACATTCTTGATGCCGACGTTGAAATGGTGTGGCCAAACGAGCCGGAGAGTGAGCAAACCGAGGGGGATCTGTTCAAGGTTCTCTTCGGTCGACCAGAAAAGATGATCTACCACGGTGGTCGAATTCGAGCGGCCACGCTGGTGGATATTCCGGCGTTCGTGGAGGCGCGCATCGGCCTCACCGGTGATCGCGAGGTTATGATGCCTGAGACGACCACGGCTGCGGCGGAGCCGCACTCGACCGAAACCTCGGACGGTTCGTGGGACGACGCGTCGCAGCGACGTCGAGCGCGCGTTGGCACCCCACTCGAGGCGTACGCCTGGACCGGCCCGACCAATCGCGTCCTCCTTCATCACGAACTGTCCGAGACCGGCGACCTGGGTCCGGCGAATTTGACGGCGTGTGCCGCGGGAATCGCGGCGTTGAATCGACAGAATCATGACGCTGACGTCGTGCTGTCGATCGTCCCAACTGAGGATCGCGAGCGCGCCTACGAACACCTCGCGCAGCACCTGCGGGACGCTGGTCACGAGCCGCTGCCACTGGTTGATCTCGACTCGATCGAGCAGCTCGTGGCGTCGATTGAGACCGTACCGGACTGGTGTCCACCGGCGTCGTGGTTCGCGAATCCGGATCTCAAGGTGTGGGTTCCGATCACGGTTACCGACCAGGGACGCGTCTACGGTCACATGGCGCGATGGGGCGAGTGTCACATCGGCTTTGAAGATATGTGCGTAACTCCGCCGTTTGAGGATGCGCATCCGTACTTCATGACCGGTGAGGTCGTATGCGCCGACGGTTCGCGCGTCGCCGTGGGACAGATCACACTCGGTACCGGTCACGCACCGCTGACGCATCGCGCGTCGCGAGCGGCTGAGCACTACGACAACACCGGGTGCGCCGTGGCGGACGTCGTCGTGGGTAACGACGAAGTGGGAATTTGGGTAGCTGGCTCGGTACGCTCCACCGTGTCCGCCGCGCGGGTACACGAACTGCGCGCGTCCGGTCAGGTCAGTGGTGACTGGCGTCGCATCGGTGGACAGCTTCGCCTGGTGGGCCTGCTGGCCGTGAACGTGCCGGGATTCCCGGTGCCGCGTCTTCAGGCGCGTGTTGCGTCGGGAGTACCGATGACGCTCGTTGCGGCGGGAATGACCAGTCTGACGGCCGCCGCGTCAACGCCGGTTGAGGTTACACCAACTCCGTCGGACACCGAGCTTGATCAGCTCGCCATGCGACGCGTCATGAATCTCTTGGCGCGGCGAGTGCACGACGTACCTGAGATCGAAGGAGTACGCTGATGGGATGCAACTGCCGAAAGAACCGCGTCATCTATAACGGTCCGCCTCCTGAGCGCGCCAGTGAGTCGACGTCGCAGACCGGTGGGCAGCCGCCGATCCAGAGCACGGTTGTGGCTGGTGGTCAGCCCACTCCGACATCACAGTGAGTTCCTGTTAGTCTGCGACCGAATTACTTGCGCGCGGAACTCCGCACGCCCTCACCATCGGAGGTTAACGTGGCTCCAAAGCCTGAGGAGCTTGTGAGTGTTCCGCCGGATCTCACACTGGTTAGCGACGTCGAACTCGACGAGTTGCGCACTAAGGTCACAGCTGAGTTTGACCGCGTCAACGCGCTTGATGTTACGCCTGAGAATCTGCGGTACGCAAGCGAGCTGACCGATCACACCGATCGCATTCGAGCGGAGCTCGCCACCCGCGAGATTCGCGCTCGGCAGCTCGCTGAGACGAGTCGAACGAGGATGCTCGACGAGCAGCGTGCGCTTCAGACTCGGATGTACGGCCCTGAGAACGATGACGGCTCTCGTGAACTTGTTCCTCCCGGTACCGTCGATGTCGAGTCGATCGCGGCGGCCGCCGTTCGTGGTACCACCGAGGCGTTGGTTTCAATTCTTGGTGAGCGTGGCAGTGGTCGCGCGCTGAACCGAGCCGCGACTCATCGTCCGACGCTGGCCGACGCGCAGCGTCTCGCGCCGCCGACTTCCGTGCCGCCGGCGAAGCTCGCCGTGACGGCGTCGGTCGACATTCCGGGCGTGGCGCGTGATCAGACCGTCAACAACCTGGACAACCTGGTTGATATCTTTCAGCGCAAGGCGAAGTCCATGCGCGTCACTCAGAATAACCCGGACTACCAGACCGTCGCGACCATTCGGAACGACTACCAGCACACCATCGATGATCGGACCTCGCTGGGTCAGGTTCAGGAGCTGCTGGATCATCTGACGTCGCAGGAGAAGAAGGACGCGCTGATCGCGGCCGGTGGCTGGTGTGCTCCGTCTGAGATTCGCTACGACTTCTTCAACATCGCGTGCGAGGCGGGTATCATCGACCTGCCGACGTTCGGCGTGTCGCGCGGTGGTATTCGATTCCCGATCTCGCCGTCGCTGGCCGACGTGTTTGGCACCGCGTTCGGTGGTTTCAGCACCACATTCGGAGTCACCACAAACCCGTGGCTCTGGACCGAGGCGAGTGACATCGCGGCCGTAACCGGCTCGCCTACCAAGCCGTGTATTCGGATTCCGTGCCCGACGTTCGACGAGCGTCGTCTCGAGTGCTACGGCGTCTGCCTCACCGCCGGTAACCTGACCGACGACGCGTACCCCGAGAACACTTCGAACTTCCTGCGGCTGCTGCTCGCGGCGCACTCGCACGCGGTTAACGGTCGCATCATCTCGACCATGGTGTCGCTGTCCTCGGCGGCCATCGCCACCGGTGAATACGCAGCGACCGACACAGCCGTGTTCCAGCAGGTCTACGGTGGCATCTCGCTGGCCGCGGTCGATTACCGTGCTCGGTACGGTATGTGCGACGACGACATTCTTGAGGTCGTGGCGCCGTACTGGCTGAAGTCGGTCATTCGTGCCGACCTGGCGCACCGCACCGGCATCGAGCCCGACCAGGTGCCGGACTCGCAGATCATCTCGTGGTTCACCAACATCGGCGTTCGCGTTCAGTGGGTCAACGACTGGCAGGTCCGCTCGACGTCGCAGTTCGGCAACGCCACTCCGATGACCGCGTGGCCAACCAGCGCGACGATCATGATGTACGCGGCGGGTACCTTCCTGCTGGGTAACGGTCTGTCGCTGGATCTCGGCGTCGTTCGCGACTCGGTGATGAACTCGACGAACGACCACACCGCGGCTTGGTCCGAGGAGTGCCACCTGGTGGCGCGCGTCGGTCACGAGTCGCGTCAGTACACCATCGCGTTCAACGTGACCGGCCGCACCGGCGCCGCGAACATCAACGCCGCGGCACTGTGATTCCGAGTTACCTTGTGGAGTCACCTTGAACGAATGAGGAGGTGAACGGTGGCGGGCCCTCGGCTACCGGTGGATGCGCCACCGTTCACTCCCTCGCCGTACGGACTACTGTCGGTAGTCCGGTTTCCCAGTGGTGATTCTCCTCACTGGCAGAACGGCGTAACCTGGCAATCGCACTGTCTCGTCGATCAGGGTGGAACTACCTACGACGAGTGCATCGCGGTTACCGGCACCGGTTCGATACCAGAGCCGTCGACTAAGACGGATAACGTCGACTCGATCAACCGTGGCGCGACTCCGTTCACACCGTACGTGAGATTCGACTGTTCGGCCGTTGGCTTGATCAACGCGCAGTCCGCGGCCACCGACGCGCTTAACCGTTCGGAGTCGTTCCAGGTTGAGCGTTCATTCTGGACCGGCCTGGTCGACGGCAAGACGCTCGCTTTTCCGCATCTCGCGGCGAACACCACGGTTAACGACGCGCAGGGAATTCTCCTTCAGAGTCCCGCGTCGATCGTTGTCACCGGCGCGTTCGACGTCGCCACCGGATTAGGTCTCCTTGAGGAGGCGCTTGCGTCGTGCTACAACGGGATGGGCGTTGTGCACGTTCCGGTTAAGTTGCTTCCCACGCTGATCGCAAACAACCTCGTGAAGCGCGAGGGACGTGACGGTGTTAACGGTCAACTCGGTCGCCAGCTGCGCACCGGAAACGGCAACCTCGTCGCCGTCGGAGCCGGGTATCCTGGCACATCTCCCGCCGGCGCCGCACCAGCTACCAACCAGGCGTGGATCTACGCGACCGGCGCGGTGTTTGGCTACCGAAGCTCGGTTTTTTTCACGCAGGTTGCTGACTCGCTCGACCGCAGCACGAACATGCTTCAGCTGATCGCTGAACGCAACTATGTTCTTGGGTGGGACTGCTGCCACGTAGCCATTCTTGTCAACCTCGGCGTGCCGGTAACATAGGAGTTTAAATGGCGATCTGCGCGGCACCCATCAAGGGCACTCACCTGCGCATCATCAAGATAGACGAGTGCGGTAACCCGGTAACGGGAGCGTCATCGCTGGTCGTTGTCACCAAGGGATTCGTCCAGGTCGTCATGGATCCGGACTACGAGGACGGGGAGGAGTTCTTCGAGCGCAACGCCGACGGCGAGGCGTGTGTTAACCAGAAGGACAAGCCGACCCTGAAGCGCTTCACGTTGACCGTTGACTTCTGCAACGTTGATCCCACGGCAGCCGCGTACGTGCTCAGCGCTCGTCTACTGGATACCACGGGTTCACCAACCACCGGTACCGGTTGGGCGTTGAGCGAGGGTGAACCGGACAACAAGTTCTCCATGGAAGTGTGGCAGCGCGTCGCCGGTTCCGGGGCCTGTGATCCGTCCGGCGTTCAGCGTTACATCTACAACGCGTGGCCGCACGTGGGTAACACCAAGGTGGGATCATACACCATTGAGAACGGTCGATCCAC